ATGGCAAGCATCTACCGGGTGGGAAAGAAGTGGCGGGCCCAGGTTTCGATTCGTGGCTTGCGCGAGACTGAGGTCTTTGCGACAAAGCAGCAGGCGGCGGCATGGGCGCTGGATAAGGAGGCCGCAGGAAGGGTAGGGAAGATGCCCAGCCGCACGCTTAAGGACGCCCTAGACCGCTATGCGACGGAGGTCGCCCCGGGAAGGGCCGGTGAGTCGTGGGAGGTCGTGCGATGCACTGCCATTGGCCGCTTAAAGATGGCCGACATCCTCCTAAAGGACTTGAGCCGATCTGACCTTTCGAGTTGGCGGGATGCCCGGCTCAAAGAGGTTAAGCCCGCGACTGTTCTTCGGGACGTCAATCTTCTGCGCGCTGTCTTTAAGAGATGCATCGGCGACTGGGGATGGCTTAGGGAAAGCCCCCTGGAGGGGATGAGCCTTCCCAAAGCTCCTCCGGGACGTCGTCGGCGCATCTCTGAGGCTGAAATCCAGGCCATCCGGCTCTCCGGTGGTCTGGATCAGGGATATGCCGTAAAGACGGCCACCGAGCGCACCTGCATGGCCTTCCTGTTCGCTCTAGAGACCGCGATGCGCTCTAGTGAGATCGTGGGGCTGACATGGCCCAACGTGGACCTTCGCAAGCGCGTTGCACACCTTACAAAATCCAAGAACGGCGACGCGCGCGACATACCCCTATCGTCAGAGGCCGTGCGCATTCTCAAGGAACTCCCACATACGGATGGTCCGTGCTTCGGACTTCGCGACGACGATAGGGACGCCCTGTGGCGAAAGATCCGCAACCGTAGCGGGGTGAATGACCTGACCTTTCACGACAGCCGCGCGGAAGCAATTTGGCGACTGTCAAAAAAACTCGACGTGTTGCAGCTCGCGCGCGCCATCGGTCATAGAGACATCAAGAGCTTGATGATTTACTACAACGAGTCTGCCGAGGACATGGCTAAGCGGCTTGATTGATCCGGTTGCGTTTTACCCACTCGCGAATCTCACTTGGATACCATAGCTTTACCTTACGGCTCAGTACAAAAGGCGTAGGGAACCCCGGCTTGCATGCAATCCGTTCCAAGAAATGCCTGCGCGAGATGTCGCCCATAAAGTGGCACACGGCCTCAGCATTCCACATGGAATCGTCGTTAGCCGCGCTCATCGTTCACTCCCAGTGACTCTCCTTGAATCTTCATCATCTTGGATAGCTCCTTTAGAGCTTCAACCTGACGGCGGTATTCCGGCGAGTCGTGTATCGCCTTTCGGATTGCAGATCTAGCTTCCCTTCTTGCGCAGTGACCGAATGAGAAATCGCAGTAATGCGAAATGCGGATAATCCCTGACTCACTCATCGCGGCATTCTCTGAGCTTGTTGCGCCGCAGGTTCCACTCACCAAGCCCGATCACCTCAACAGGTTGGCATCCATCCTCAGGCAGGTAGTGGAACGGGTCGTAAACGCTACATCCCATAGGATCTAGCGTTGCTGGATCGACGCGGAAACACATCGCATCTGCCCCGACTACCTTGATGCAGCCCTTGTAGTACTCACTCATGAAGGATCTCCTGGCGCCGGTTCCATGCAGCGATAGCGGCGGACTCGGGAGCCTCATACCCAGTTGCGGTGCCACATGCCATGCATTCGACTCGGAAATATGCTGAGCCGCCCGGACTCCACGACTGGCAGTCACGGTGAGTGTCATGGCTTACGTTCCTCGCATGTGCAAGCTGATGTCTCGAACATCCCCGGCCCTACGAGTAGGCCGTCCCAGTCGCGGCACCAGTGCCAACCTTCCTTCATCTCGGCCTCTGTTAAGTCGCCTTTACAAAGCCACATTAGTTCCTGGTATCGCTCATGCTCCATTACTCAGGGCTCCTTTCCCGGAGTGGTTCGATACGGTTACGCATGGCTTGCACTTCCTTGTAGCGGTCAATGGGATGTTTCATGGCCTTCCTTCTTGCGCCTGAGGATTTCCCTTATCGGCTTAACGCTAACTTCGTACACCGTGAATCCGGTCAAAATTTTCGAGTAATCGAAATCTGTTAGGTACTCAGAAATTTCACCATCAATCTCACCTGTTGAATCTTGAAATACAGCGAAAGCTTTAATTTCTAGTGGCTTCATGCTTCACCACCCTTGCCCGGAGCGGGCGCGGCAGCGAGCATGGCTTTCCAGACCTGCAACGCTTTCCAGTAGTTTGATGCTTTCTCTACGATTGCATCCCCACCAGCGATTTCCATCTCTGTCGTTGTTTCTATCGGAACCAGCTTCCACCCCTCCGGCACGCCCACGGGGCGCGGCTGGGCAAGGGCAGCATCGAATCCGCGCTGAAATGCTTCTTCGGCAGTACCCTTGTGCGTCATCCCTTCGTTGTATCCAGCGTGCCACCCTCGGCGGTACGAAGTCTCGTCTACCTGCCCAGCCTGCTCGACCGTGGGCGGGAATGAGCGGGCGGCTTCAAACAGCGCATAGCGTAGAACCTTCTTGAATCGGTCACTGCGCGACGTAGTATCGCTAACATAGCGCCCAGCAGCTAGGCACGCGGCAACGCATGCGACATGTTCGTCCGTTAATCCGAAGTTTTGCACGATTCGTGGAACGGCTTCGTCCTGATAGGCCCAGTGGGTGGGCTCTTTAATGCCGCAGGCGCTCGCCCAATAACTCTCATACCCGTAGTCGTATGCGTCCACATGCATGTGTTGCCATTTCCCGTCGAAGTCTAGTGCTACAAGCTCGCCCGATTCGTCAAAGCTCGCCAGATACAGCTTCCGCGCATTGTCTTTTGGCGCGGTCGCAATGGGTTGCCAGTGTGTGATGGTGCTCATTATTTATCCTCGCTCACTGGGCACAGCTCGCACCACTCAAACTCCTCGCTAACGTCGGAGATAAAGTACCCGCTCCTAACACCCTCAAAGTCCGTGTTACTTTGATCGAGATTGACCCTCAATTCGCCGTTCACCATACCAACCTGCACCGCTGCGACGCGCTTTAGGGAGCCAGGATCAAAACCCCGCACAAAGTAGTATCCGGGGCGCGTTGGCTTATCGGTAGTGAAGCGCATGTTAGTTATCCTGTTTGTCTGATACGGCGTCGCGCGCAGCTTTCCACGCGGCTACGATTTCGGAGGGCGATCCTTCGGCAAAAAAGCTATTCGCGCGCACGAATCGTTTAAGTACGGCGCGCAGCTCCGCGTTCTCTGCGGTCAGCTTTGCGATGCGAGGCTCTTCCTGCGCGAGCTTTTCCCGTTCGGCAAGAACGCCATTGATTGCCGCTCGCAGTGCCTGCTGAGTGTTGTAACCGCGATAGGTGTCGTTGAACGCCTCATATGCGCGCCAAAGTTCAGGCGTCGGCGCGTTGACGGACTCAGGAATGGGCGTAAAAGCATCCCTCGTCTCTACAAGCTGCGCACCCGTTGAGTTATCCGGAATTTCCGGAGAACTGGGGAGGGGATGGGCCATAGCCTCTAGCGAAGTCACCATCCGTGCGCCAAGTTCCACACCAAGGAGGACCTGCTTCCCCCACTGCGATGCACCGGGTAGTGCTCGAAGCGCCGAGGCTATTTCTTGTGGCGTCATCAATTCACCTGTCATGCAATCACCTTCGCGAACCTTGGGGGAGATGGTATTTTCTGCTCGGGCGATTTGCCCAGCCGGATCATTCGGCTCCTTCATTTGGGTGCGCTCAGAACGGAATGTCGTCTTCATCAAAGCCGTCATTCACGGGAGTCGTGCTTCGCGATTCCTGCCGATCTTGGCGCGGCTTTTCCTGGCGATCCTTGTTGAGCGGAGGAAGCTGCACGTCGTTGACTCTGCACGTAAGCTTCGCCTTGTCCTGTCCGCTGGACTGATAGGTCTGCATGTCTGCCTCGCCAGTCACTGTGACCAACGAGCCTTTGGGCAAGTATTCGGCAAGCCTCTCGCCACGCTCGCCCCACATAGAGCAATCCACCCACAACGTGGACTTGTTATCTCCGTAGCCGACATCAACAGCCACGGGAAATCCGGTGACGACCTTGCCGCCCGAGGTACGGCGAACCTCGGCATCGCGACCGATACGTCCGGAGAAGGTGAAGACATTAATGCTCATGCTGCTTCCTTTTTTGTTTTAGAGGCAGCATCAGCACGCTTGAGTGCACTTCGCTGCTTGCTATCAAAGCGGGTCCATAGTGCGATCTTCTCTTCGGATGCGAGATTCTGTGACTGGATATGGTCATGCGCTGCCAGCGCGTCATCGTTACTCAGAAGCTCGGCGGCGTGAATGGCTATGTCAGAAAGAAATACCTGCTCTTCCTCACTCATCGACTCCCACGCTCCAGCTGTTGGCGTGCCAGCAATGTCACGAGCCTGCTTGTCGTGATTCGACTTGCTGGAACTCCTCGATGCCGCATTCCCGTCATCATCCTCAGGAGCAATTCCAGCCAGCGCCATCAGGGCGTAGCGGCGGGCATAGGTGAGTGCCGAGCCCTCCGCCTGGGGATCATTTTTGATGGGGTGTACTGGGTATGCGCTACCAATCCACTGACCAGATTCGTGCAGAAATCGTGTGTAAAGGACTGTTCGACCATCTACGACATCGGTCTGCTGGGTGCAGAAGATGCCGCTATCCAAAAGCGCCTGATTAACCGATTCAACAACGCCATCAAGCGTCACATACTGGGACTTGAAGTGAGGGTTACTAGCATCCTTTACGGCCGCCTTGAACGACGCGCGCGCCTTAATGAGTGCCGGGACAATTACCTCAATTTTTTCACTCTGCAAATTCATAGTTAGCCCTCGTCAATTGCTTCGTCATCGCTTGGATACTGCCCGGATGCGTACTCCTCGCTTTCGGGTAACATGATTTCATCGCCAGTGCCATTTGGATATTTCATCGCGTCACCAGAAGGTACGGATAACGGCCATAGCCAGTGCCATCGCCAGTGCCATCGCCATTGCCAGTGCCATAGCCATAGCCATAGCCATTGCCATAGCCATTGCCATTGCCAGTGCCATAGCCATTGCCAGTGCCATAGCCATAGCCATAGCCATTGCCAGTGCCATAGCCATAGCCATAGCCATTGCCAGTGCCATAGCCATAGCCATCGCCAGTGCCATAGCCATAGCCAGTGCCATAGCCATCGCCAGTGCCATAGCCATAGCCATCGCCAGTGCCATAGCCATAGCCATCGCCAGTGCCATTTGGATATTTCATCGCGTCACCAGAAGGTACGGATAACGGCCATAGCCAGTGCCATCGCCATTGCCAAAGCCATAGCCAAAGCCATAGCCATTGCCAAAGCCATTGCCATAGCCAGTGCCATAGCCATAGCCATTGCCAGTGCCATAGCCATAGCCATAGCCATCGCCAGTGCCATCGCCATAGCCATCGCCAGTGCCATAGCCATAGCCATCGCCATTGCCGTTTGGATATTTCATCGCGTCACCAGTGAGTATGGAAATTTCCATGAAAGCTCTTCAAGCTTTGACATCTATGCCATTAAGGGCACGCGCAAGATTCGTCATCGCACATTCAATAGGTATGCACAGCACCGAGGTAGTCTTATCAATGGGAAGGACGCATTTGTTGACGGGATCATCGTCGGTGATGATGATGGCCAGCTTCGGCTTAGTCCGCTCCAGGTGATGCGGAATCAGGTGATATGGCGTGTCACCACCACCGCCATAGTCCACTTCCGACAATTTGCCATTACCAAAAAACCACACATCAGACGCGATGGTTGATCCGTACCGCTGAAGAATTTCCTTCAGCTTGATCTCCGCCTTCGCGGTCTTCTGAGGTGTAAATGATCCGCTTCGGTCAATAAAAATCTCAACCAGCGGTGGACGTGGCTTGGATACGGCCCCGGCAAGAATCACTGAATCATCGGCCGACCTTCGCGAGGGACGACGGTGTGTCCGCTCGCGCTCAATACGCACACGGAGTGCAGCATCCACAGCGCACGACAACGACGGCGTTCGGCTCTTCAGCGCTGCATAGGCGCTCTCCACAGCCGCCTGCGACTTCCCCTTCATCTCTTCTTCGTCAAGGCGTGCGCGAGCTTCCTGCGCTGACCCAATTGCTTCCGGCGTCTTCTCTTCCGCCTTTCCTTCAGGCGGAGCCTTGCAGATAACGCACATGGCCATCTTGGGCACATCGTCCGGATGCTCCATCAGCCACTCGTAAATGTCTTCTGCGAGCGTGATGTGTCCCGGCATACCAGGGATGGAATCCGGGACGTACACTCCCGCCAAGCGCGAGCGAGGCGCTTTGATGTTGTCGATATCGGCCTGGTCATAGATAGTCCTGGCGATTTCCATTTCGCAGGCGATACGCCATGTCTCGTCATCGGCGCCCTTGGGTGCGCGTCGATTGTGTCCAGACCACACATGACCCTGCTCATGCCGAAGCGTGGTCCGGTATTCGTCCTTGTTCAATTCGGTCGCAATATAGATCCGCACGAAATCGGTCATCCCCGCGACACCCATGACCTCAAGGGGCTTACGAATAACAGGGGCGCAGATGAGCTTCATGGTCAAAGCCTCAGGACGTTAGATGCGCGGCCCTTCTGAAGGCTCCGTCGTACGTTGCTAACGCCATGGCTCATGACGTCGTTCTTGGTCTGGGTGACGATATGGAGAATCTTGCTGGCCGATTCCGCCGTCAGAAGCCCACGGATAACCGTGTCAAAGGCATCCGTCCCCAGCCCATGACGCTCCAGTGATTTGAGCGCCATGGCCAGCGTGCGAGGCGTAGTGATCCGCTTGGAAAGACCTTCGCCAACCATGTCGAAGATGGCCAGTTCGCCATTGCACACGGCATCAATGACCAATCGCGACTCTGCCGTATCGAATTGGGATCTTGCCCATTCCGACCACCGAACAACGTCCGGGATGTAATCAATGGCGGCGAATCGCGACAGCATGGCATCGCTGATGCCGTCACCACCACCGAACTCGGGAGGATTGGCCGCCGCCACGATGCAGGTGTCGATGGGAAGCGTGGCTCCGCCTACGCGACGTGAGGCCACAAGGGTGAGTAAAGTGTCCGCCACAGCCCGACGCGCCTTGTCCAGCTCGTCAAGGAACAATACGGTGGTCTTCCCCTGAGCGGACGCCTCGGTCAGTCGACGAAAGATAGAAGGCACCGTGCGGTAGTCGTACTCGCCCTCACGGTACGGAAGGCCTGCAATATCCTCCTCCACTAGCGTAGAGGTAAGAACCACTTCCGCGTGGTCAAAATGCTGCTGAACACTTGCCGTCTTGCCCACGCCCGGAGCGCCAATGAGCAGAACGGGAACCTGCGGGGAAAAGAAGTGCTTCATGCTGTCTCCTTGACGACTTGAGCAGCGCGTGAGCGCTGCTCTGCCGTATGTGTGGATACCGCCCGCCATTAGCGGATCGTCGTTCCCTTGAAGGCGTACAGGTCAATCGACGGCATCACTGCGAAAACCGCCGTCAGCGGGAAGAAAAGCTCCTCGTCCGCGTCAAAACGATCAAGCGTGACCGTTGCCGATTTGTCGCCCCGCGAGACGCCCGGAAGGCCCTTGCCGCCGCCGAAGCCGCCAAACATCGCCGCACTCTTCAGAGAGACGTAGCCATCAGGGGCCTTAACCTCGGTGCCGAAAAAATAAAAGCCGCCGCTCACCGCAATAATCTTCGTGGTCATGAGATGTTCCCTTGGGTTGTTTGTGCCATCTAATGGCTGGGTACTGCTTCGTTGGATGGCTTAGTGGCTAAGCCAGTACGAGATGAGAAGGAGGATGAGAGGAAGCCCGACACCCGCGATAAGACACTGGCGTTCTGCGCGGTCCAGGGGAGTCATGTGGCACTTCCGACTCGGGCGGGCATGGCATGAGTGAGGTTGATCTTCCTGACAGGAATACTGCCTAGGCGGTAGGAGTCGCCGAAGAGCGTGTGACCCATGAACCCACACTTGATGTCGCCGGGGCTGACCGTCATCAACTTGCCGTTGTGTTCGACTGCGTCGCCCGTACGAATCAAAGAAATATGAGTCAGTACCACCTCGACGTTATTCTCATCCATGACGCGCACGCTCGTTGCGACGCACTACCTCACGAACAAACATCGACCATCCATGAGGGATGGATTCGTACGGGCCGACATACACAACCACCTGCATGACGCCATCTACGATTCGTGCGAGGCGGCAGCGGAACATTCTGTTGTTCATGCGAACGCCTCCAGCACCTTGTCAGAAAGGCCGTAGCTCTTGGCAACACTGCGGAGTTCTTCGCGCCATTCATACGGCTCGCACGCATCATGTACAGTCTGCAACACGTCAATTAAATCAATCGTCGCTGTGCCAGCATAAGGTAAAGTCTTAAAAATCCGATAAACGTCCACCCAAGTCCTGCTTTCCATTCCGGGGCGATACTCGTCATCACTAATAAGACATCCAGCAGCACACCTACACCCGTCAGTGCCACGGTATGCGCACCCGCCGTCAACCTGCGCACTAAGGGATTGCCGTCCCTGAGTCAGCAGATGCGAAGCCACTTGATCGAAGATTTCTTGCGGGGTGGCTTTCGCCAGCGTGGCCAGTGTGATGTTCATGCCGCCTTCTCCTTCTCAGACACGATGACCTCTGCACGTTCGTTGCAGTAAGTGGGCACGTGATCCGCCATCAGCTTCGCAGCGGCCATGAGGTCGTTATTGCGGAAGAGGGCGATGACGTTTTCGCGGATGCCGGGGGTGTATAGCGCATCGACAAGTCCATCAGCAAAAGACTCGTCATCGGCAATCAGCTCGCCGGAAAGGTGGTACAGGTGATCGTCGCGGCGTTCCTGCTCGTCAATGTCGGCGAGGTACGAACGCTCATCGCGGGAGACTGCGCAGTGCTTCATACGAGCCCCGCAAGCCGACCAGCGGCAGCGACAAGCAGGAAGAGTGCAGCCACTTTTAAGGCGCTCATCTCTCGTCTCCCAGATCGAACCACTTGACGCTGTCGATATCCGAGCGGAGCCGAGCATGCAGGCTCTGCTGATCGGCAATCGACATGGAGTCGCGGATCACCTCAGAGGTTTCAATGAGCCGATTCGCTGCGTTGACGTAGCTGATGGGGACGGTGATATATGCATGGGATTGCATGGTTGTCTCCTAGCCGCATCGCCGGGATGGCGTGGTTGGCGGCTTGGTGACCAATGTAAGCGAAATGACAGCTCGATGCAAGTGTGCTGACCATAAATTGTTTCTATGCTGACAATAGCTGACAATAGAGCAAGTCTATTGACATTTTCAGGCGTAAAAAAGCCCGCTATAGCGGGCTATGGGTTATCATTGGGGTCATCAGGCCATGGCGTATCGGGCGATATAATGCCCCTCTCTATAAGCATGGCCTCAAGGTTTATTAGGTGCGCAGCAAGTCGCCTAGCGACGATCTTTTCAACGGCGTCCTCAATCCAAGCTACGCCGAGCCATATGGATATCACGGCGACCGAAAGAGCCTGCCACCAGCTCACGGCTAAGCCTTACAGGAGATCATCAGGGAGCGGGTGTTTCCAGCCGAACCGAAAAAACCGCTAGCCCCGCCGCCAGCCATGCTGTTACCACCGTCCCCATCCTTGCTGATGACGTCATAGCCATGCGGGCACCTGTCCCCGGCCTTCTCATAGCAGTAGTTCCACGACATGGCTGCGCCTGAGCAGTTGATCGACAGACCTTGCCTACCATCCGGCATAACTGTCTTGTGGGCCACGGCACAGCCTGCCAGTGACATGACGACAAGAGCCAAAATTACGACGTTCCTCACTGTCTTCTCCAGGCTATAGGCCGCCCCTACCGCTACGGTCGATGACACGGCCAATTATCATGAAAGAGAACGCGTCGTCCTCGACAAATTCATCGGGATATAGCGTCTTGTCGGCATTGTCGGACACGATCCGCACCCGACCGTCCGCCGTCCTGAATAGTCTCTTTACCCTTACCTCGTCACCCATTACGACGACGTAGACATGGTTGCTTGCTAGGCGAACATTCCCAGTGTCGACCGCGACCTTGTCCCCGTCGAACAGGGTGCGTTCCATGCTGTTCCCGCGAACCCGCATAACCTTAACATTTGCCGGATTTGCGCCTGTCTCCTGAAACCATTTTAGCGTGTATCGCTGGCGATATTGCGTCGGCACGAACTCGGGCACTATGCGCCCGCTCCCCCCGCTTACTTCCACCTCTACCCCATCGACCCATACCTCACTGCTTGGGTCGAAATCTTCATCTGACTCGACCGCCTCCACCTCGAAGGCACGCACCGGGATTACTCGTCCTGTCCACGGGTAGTCATCGCTGCCCTTGCCGGAATCAAGCCAGTCCGGGTTGACCTTGTACACCTTTGCGGCGGGTAAAAGGTATTGCCCGATGCTGGCACTCCCTCCGCTTTCCCACATGGCAACGGTGCCCCGGCTGCACCCGATCAGCGTGGCTGCATCGGCTTGAGTCATCTGGAGCCGTTTTCTGGCGTAGCGCGCCCGCTCTGCAAGAGTCATGTAAGTGAGCTTACAATTATCTTTTGTAAGTGTATTGACAACTACTGTCAGCGGATTGAGAATGTCAGTCATGCTTACCAAGTCCCAGGCAATAGAGCTTTTCGGAAGTGTCGAGCGGCTTCGTGCCGCACTCGGCCTTAGGTCACGCCAAGCCATCTACATGTGGCGTGGCGACTACATCCCCGAGGCCCATTACCTGCGAATCAGATACGAGCTTCGCCCTGAGTCATTCTGCGAGAGCGGTGCTTACAAGGGTAAGGCAGCTGACGTCCACAAGTCCAAGTAAATCCAGACTCCCAACCACGCGAGAGCCACGAAAGGAACCAACGATGTACGCAGACCCCAGCCACATCCGGGACAACCCCATCAAAGTTCGGCTGAATGACGACGAGTACGCAGCCATTGAAGCGCTTGCACGTCTCAATAAGAGGCAGCCCGCCGCGTTCGCGCGAGAACTCCTGATGCGTGGGATTGCCCAGCTCGATCAGCGTAACGAAGAAGCGCAGGCGGCTTGAAGTGGCTTACCGGTCCCGAAGGAGGCCCCAATGCCTGAAATTATTTGTCATCTCTCAGACGAGCAGATGACCGAGCTGCGAAAAGCGGCCGAAAGGCGAGGGATGACGCCCGAAGCATTCGCATCATTGGCCACGGAAGCGGCCGTGCAATCGAAATATCGGTTTGAAAGTACAGGCGGACTGGTGGTCCCAATTGAGGGCCTGAAAAGATCGCAGAAAGTGCCGCTCCAGTCTTGAGCAAGGCGTTCCCCAGCATCGCTTATGCGATCAAAAGCCCCGTCAACGTAGTGTCCATAGCAGGTAATTAGATGGCTCGCATTCGATCCATAAAGCCCGAGTTTCCACAGTCGGAGAGCATGGGTCGCGTATCTCGGGATGCGCGGCTTCTCTTCATTGAGTTGTGGACGATCAGCGACGATCACGGAAGGACTCGCGGAGCCTCGCGAATGCTCGCGAGCCTTCTTTTCCCCTATGACGACGATGCTCCCGAGCTGATGGACACCTGGTTGGGCGAGCTTGAGCAAGAAGGTTGCATCGCTCGCTATGCAGCTGAGGGAAGCACCTACATCCAGATTCTTAACTGGTTGAATCACCAGAAAATTGACAAGCCTTCCCAGTCGAAAATTCCAGCATTCGATGAATCCTCGCGAATCCTCGCGAACGTTCGCGAACGTTCGTCGGAGGAAGGGAAGGGAAGGGAAGGGAAGGGAGAGGAGAGGAAGGGAATAAATACTCTGTCGCCTGGCGACGACTTGTCCGAGTCGGGCAAGGCAGATCAGATTCCGTACACGGAAATCCTCGACGCCTACCACGAGCACCTCCCGATGCTTCCCGGGGTGCGCACGTTCTCGGACGCCCGTCGTCGCAAGCTGCGCGCCCGATGGACCGAGAGCAAGGAACGGCAATCGGTCGAATACTGGCAGGAGTTTTTCGCCTACGCCGCATTGTCCGACTTCCTGACGGGACGAAACAACGCTTGGACCGGGTGTGACTTCGAGTGGCTGATTGAGTCCGCGAATCACATCAAGGTCAGTGAAGGCAAATACGAAAACAAGGTGGCCACATGAGGGACTCAAAAGTCATCTCTCAGACGCTCTCAAGCCTCCTTGTTTTTGCATTCGCTTGCCTATGCGGTCTCGTTTGCGGCGTTGCTGGCGGCGTTGCGTGGGGAACGCTTGAAGCAGGGATGCTCGCCTTTGGGTCGATCATGTTCGGAATACTCGCAGTAATCATCTTGCTCATAACGGTGAATACATGAGCGCCTCCGAGCAGGCCGTGGTTGGGGCGATCCTCTTGGACGCAAACGCGTACTGGCAGGTTTCCGACATCATCGGGGCCGAAGACTTCGGCGACCAGCGCAACGCCCGACTTTTCGCCAAGTTGAAGGAGTCCTGCGAAGCGGGTAGCCCGGTAGATTTCTTCGTCGTGGCCGAGAGCTTCGGCGACCGCAACATGTCCGCCTACACGATGGACGTGGCGAACAACGCAACCAGTGCTGCGAACGCCCGTGCCTATGCCGATGTGGTTCGTCAGGACAGTGAGCGCCGGAAGGTGGTTGCGGCAGGCCGCAGGATGGCCCTGGAAGCTCCTACATTCAACGAGGCGCAGGCGATCCTGGCACAGGTAGCGCCCCGCAACGCGAAGTCCTCTAAGAGTGCCCCAGAGGTCTTGGTGGAAGTTATGGACGGGATGCAGTCGCGCCTTGAAATGGACGGCAGCATCACCGGCCTATCGACGGGTATCGGTAACTTTGACCGTCGCACCTCCGGGTTGCATTCGCAGACACTGACGATCATTGCCGGGCGCCCCTCCATGGGTAAGACGGCACTGGCGATGCAGATCGCGGTGAATGTGGCCTTAACTGGCAAGAGGGTTTACATCGCGACGATGGAGATGTCCGCACGCGCACTGATGGAGCGTGCAATCGCCTACGTTGCCCGAGTTGACTATGGCCTGATCCGGCGCCCAAAGCTGTTACGGGAAGAGGACTGGATGAAGGTTGTGTCGGCGACCGAAATCCTGAACAAGTCCGGCCTAATCATCGATGAGACGCCCGCGCAGACGAAGGAGTCGTTGACCGCCCGAGTCCAGCAGCACCACATGTCTTCCCCGTTGTCGCTGATCGTCGTGGACCATCTTGGATTGTTCAAGCTGCCGGGCAAGGGTCGGCCTGACCTTGAAACGGGGTCCATTACCAAAGACATCCGCAACACGGCAAAGAAGCTCGACATTCCTGCCATTGTCCTCGTGCAGTTGAACCGTTCTCTTGAGTCTCGTCAGGATCGTCGCCCAATCCTCGCCGACCTGCGCGAATCAGGTGGCATTGAGGAAGACGCAGATGTCGTCGCCATGGTGTACCGGGACGAGTACTACCACTCCGAAAGCCCGCAGAAGGGATTTGCCGAACTCATCTTCCGTAAGAACCGCGAGGACGAGACGGGAACCGAGCCACTTCGCGCCCACCTGAGCCAGATGCACTTCGCCGATTGCGAGGACCTTCCGTATGAGTCCGAACCAGAACGTAAGCCCAGTGGATCGCATGGCCGCTTTGGCCGCATCTCAGGTTTCCAAGCGAGAGGCCGCGAGGACTAAGAACCGCGAAGACTTCCCGTACGCAGCTGAGCTAATGGACCAGTTAGCAGAGTTTCAACCGAAGCTGATTTACGCAGAAGAAAACGGAAGATCCATCGGGAAGAACGGGACGATTCGCAAAGCCTGGATGCCGACCAACTAATAGCGATGCATGATTTCTTTGAATTCATCAAATCAAGAGCGAGGAAGAAACGATGAGCAATCTCCGCACTGGCACCACCGTCAAGGCAACGGACTTCCCGAAGTGGCTAGTCATCAACGAGGAGGGGGCGGTTATCACCTATGCCAGCACTCGCAAGTGGGCACGGGAATTCGCCGATCACACGAGGGGCGAGCGCATCGCGCAGGCCACCGCACTGACCTACACCGTAAAGAAGTGATAGCCGTGCTGCCAGCAACCGACAGGGAGTCGGATATCCGTCGCCTGGCTGCCGTGTTGCTGGCAGCGTTGCCCGGGAAGCGTGTCAAGGTCGAAGTGAAGGAATACCGGAAAGATCGCAGTAGCCCACAGTGCCGGTATTTGAATGGCGTGGCCTACAAGATCCTGAGCGATGCCACCGGATACGAGCGAGATGACATCAGCGAATACCTATGTATCGAGTATTTCGGCGGAAAGGAAAAGCGAGTTCCTGGCAAACGGACGGTGACGGTTCCGCTGCGCACCACGACTACCGACGAAAACGGAAAGCGTTCAGTTCTAACCGCACGAGAGTTCGCCGATTACGTGGCCTTCGTGCAGCGATTCGCATCCAAGCACGGCGTCTTCATTCCTGACCCTGGTGAGGTTTCGTGATGAATTTATTTTGCAACAACAAGCTTCTTTTCGGAATTTCCTTGCAGACCGTGGGCCTCGCCCTCATCGCGGGCGGCCATGTTCTTATGGGATCTCTTGTCATTGGCTTTATGACCGGCGTCCTCGCGGCGTTTGCAGATGGCTGACCTCCGGAAGGCCGCTAAAGGCCGTGCCTGCGAAGTAAGGTTGCCCGGTATCTGCAACTTCGATCCGGACACAACGGTTCTCGCCCACGTTCGCATCGCGGGAATTACCGGAGGGGCGCAGAAGGCACCGGACATTCTCGGCGCACATTGCTGTTCGGCATGCCATGACGAGGTAGACCGACGTACGCGGAATCTTTCATCGGATGACGTGAAGCGATGGTTTTACGAGGGAATTTTCAGGACTCAGGTACGACTTCTAAATGAGGGGCTAATCAAATGCTGATCTTGACCGTAATTACCCTGGTGCTTCTCGGGATGCTCCTGGTCCAGGAGATGCGTGCCCGATATTGGATTGCCGAAACACAGATTCTCCAGGAACGACTTGCCGATTCCGAAGAGAAATATCTCGGCATGGCATCCGAAAACATCGACCTTCGCATCAGGCTTGATGACTCGAAGCAGGCCTACTCGAACCTCATTCGTTCGGGTGCCGAGCAGTGGGCATATTCGACTGCCGGGCGGGTGCACTGATGGAGGTGACGTGAACTCACCTACGCAAAACAGCCTCGCATGGATGCGATCCATGGGGTACGTGCCTTGGATTGTTGAGTACTACAACAGCTTTTCCCGTAAGCGCGTTGACTTGTATGGAATGTTCGACCTGATCGGAGTGGGCGATCTAGGAACCATCGCGATCCAGACGACTTCTACAGGAGTGGCGGCGCGCGTTAAGAAGATCACAGACGACGAGCACGCCGAAGCACTGGCGGCATGTCGGAAAGCCGGGTGGACGATACACGTTCATGGATGGACGTCCAAGAAGGTGGGCAACCGCCGCCACTACAAACAGCGCATTGTGGATTTGTCATGACCAACACTATCAATATCAAAGCAGCCCTGTCCCGCATCGCGATGACCTCCGATCTGTGCAGCCGCGAGCAACGCCGCCCGAACGATGCGATCTGTGGCTGGAATAGTGGTGAGGCAGCTCTCCTGTTCGGACTTTACGAGCGCGCAGTCCTTGACCACTTCGGGGTGCACTGCGGAAATCGGTTGACGGATCTGGAATTTCCATCGGCTGAGGTGACCGCCAAGACGGGATTCATAAAGACCCGGAAGGGAGGCCGCGTCAACATTCTGGAGCTTCTGGGCATCGAGCCAGCTTGGGCATGGGCTCAGATTCAGCGGGCAGCGGATTACACGGAAAGGAAGGCAGCATGAATAATTGCCGGGGGATTCTTGGGGTTGAGATGATGAGCGCAGAAGATGCGTTCTCAATGCCTGAACTTTCTGATGAATGTGTGGATGCCATCAATCGGGCCGCGAAGATGTTCGCCCCCGAGTACCCCGGCTGGGAACTTTACTCGCGGATTGTTCGCGGGGACACGATTTTTGATCGGCGTCTCGCCGCATGGGCTATCGGCATGGCCCGTGCCTATGTCAGGGCGCGTAAAGGAAATGGCCACGCGGTTGTTGCCCCCCGTGGACGCAGAAATAACTGGGTTTCACAGGCTGGCATAGATGCCCTGGAGTTCGTCATCACGGGACGATACGGTGATCCAGCTAGCGTGACGGCAGAGCGGCTCAGGGTGTGGCATACCAAGTACCAGCGCATCCGGGGTGAGCTTGCAGCGACCATGGCCGTAGGCCTGAAGAACTACCAGGCTGAGCTTGAACATCAATACGCCGCAGTGATTCGAGATGCGCGACTGGTGGCGTAAATATTTTTTTCCTCACTGCGGCAATCTCCATAACGCCGCATAAATTATCCGTGGGCAGAAGAAATGCCCTCGCATACTCGGGCAAGCCTCTGCCAACACAGCGAATGCTAGGTGCTATGGCAACGCCAGAAGACGCCCGAGTTTACCGCCGCAATGGCGGGCCGCGCCTGGTGGGGCGCTCCGTATCCGGTAAGCGGAAACATGCGTACGTAGCTCAATGGTAGAGCCGCCGCCTTCCAAGCGAGAGATGCCCGTTCGATTCGGGTCGGACGCTCCACTTCTATGCCGGTTGAGGCGCACAGCCCGCCCTGCCCGAATCAGGGCACCGGCACCCTACACAAGCCTTTCGGGAGGCAGCATGATTCGCGGAACGATTGGACCGGTAGGTTCGGTGTTTGCTAGCTCAGCTATTAGCGATGGCGACGCCGGGAAGCAGCATCGTTCAGTCCGCCAGTTCGATACCGGCGCGACCAGGGACGAAGATGCGGGAAAAATCGACTTCGAGGGATTTTTGAGCCCGCTCACCATCCGAGCCTACGGCGAATACATGAATCGCCATCGCCAGCTTCCCGACGGCTCCCAGCGAGCATCGGACAACTGGCAGCTGGGGATTGGCCGCGAGGTCTATATGAAATCTCTCTGGCGGCACTTCTTCGCCGTTTGGGAGGAAAATCGGGGTATCGCGACGCCGGACGGCCTAGTCGAAAACCTTTGTGCGGTCCTGTTCAATGCGTCAGGGATGCTGCATGAGGTTCTGAAAGCCAAGGCGGACCATACGCCGAGCGCTGGCTACTCGTTCCCCCTGGCTGACAGGGAAGACTGATGAAGCCTCGACGCCATTTGATTGTCCCTGACACCCAGGTCAAGCCAGGCGCTCCGACTGACCACCTCGAATGGGTGGGCCGTGCGATTCAGGACTACAAGCCTGACGTGGTCATTCATTTGGGCGACCACTGGGACTTCGAGAGCCTGTCATCGTGGAGTTCGCCGGGCTCCATCGACCTTGAGGGCTTGCGGTATCAGGATGATCTCGATGCGGGCAATGAGGCCCTGATTCGTCTCCACGAGTCCATGGGCGGCTGGAAGGGGTATAAGGTAATTCTGCGTGGAAATCACGAGAACCGACTTGAGCGTGCCATCTCGTCCAGCCCCAAGTGGGCCGGAGCCGTAGGGTTTCATCAGTTCGTAGATCGAAAGCTCGGCTGGGATGTGATCGACTATGTACACGGGTCTCCGGGCGCACGAGTTATTGATGGCGTGACCTACGCCCATTACTTCGCCAACCCCAATACTGGCAAGCCGATCAGCGGAACGATCAGCAATCGCCTTGCCAAAATTGGCACAACGTTTGTGCAGGGTCATGTGCAGGGACTTCTCCAAGGGTCAGTGCAGTACGCCACGGGGCAGATGCGGCACGGCATCGTGGCCGGTAGCTGCTACCTGCATGACGAGCCGTACAAGGGCATGGCTAACTCGCACTGGAGGGGGATTGTCGTGCTGAACGAGGTTCGTGATGGGACATTCTGCGAAATGCCGCTGACGCTCGATTACCTGTGCCGGAAGTATGAGGGTCGCTCACTGGCCTCCTACTTGAAGCGAAAATACAAGAACGCCGAGCGTCGCTTCTCTCTCGCCAGAGTTGCGTGAGATGAGGGCACCTCGTTGACCACCATTGCTACTAAAGATGGGATTCTGGCAGCCGATTCGCAGGTAACGGGCAACTTCAAGTTCAGTACGAGTAACAAGATAAGAAAGGTATCCATCGGCCCGCATGCTGGATCGCTGTTCGGGGCGTGCGGACGATTGGACTTGCTTGATAGGGCATTCGCTCAGGTTGAGTCAGGCGATTTTTCGCCACTCTGCGCGAGTGATGATGACGACGGTGGCGTGTACATCATCGTCGGGCGTAGGCGCGTATTCTGCCTGGAGGCTGACCGCATGATCCCCTATGAGGTTTCGCGAACGTTTGCGGCAGGTTCGGGTCAGCAGTTCGCCATGGCTGCCATGATCTCCGGCAAGTCAGCGGCCGATGCCGTGCGCATTGCCGCCAAGCTCGACCCATTCACTGGTGGTCCCGTCCGGACCATTTCGTTATAACTAATCGAGGCCGCATATGCAGGCTGAACACATCGCCGATGCGGTCAAGTCAACTCCCATCGTGGGGTTCGTAGGAACTTCCTTGATGGGCTTCTAGTGGGATACTTTTTCCTACGTCGTGGCGAGCATGTACACGTGCTTCCTGATCGCGGAGAAGATCTACAAGTGGTATCAGGCCTGGCGAGTCGCGCATGCGCCCAAACCCTAAGATCATTGGTGGGTCACTTGCCGCAGTCGTCGCCGTTTCCATGGCCTTTATCAAGCCGTGGGAGGGTGTGCGTCATGTGGCGTATTCCGATGTTGTCGGGATTACCACGGCATGCACTGGACACACGGGGCCGGAGGTCATCCTCGGCAAGTATTACGACGAGTATCAGTGCGACGCATGGTTCAAGCGAGACATCACAATTGCCGCTTCTGGAGTAGCTTCATGTGTTAACAGGGCGCCCCTGACTGTTAACCAGGCGGCAGCTTTCACTTCTCTGACCTTCAATATCGGTGTGTAGGCTTTCTGCCGTTCCACCGCAGCTAAGTTGGCCAATGCGGGGGATCTCCCTGGCTCGTGCCAGGCGATCCTTCTTTGGGTGTACGCCAAGGGCCGCAAGATTCAGGGCCTCGTCAATCGTCGTAACGCTGAATATCGTTTGTGCGTGAAGGATTGAGCGCGAAAGGGAAAAAACGGCCCTGGGTGGCCATCACTATGACCGCCAGTCGGTCTGAGAAAGAAATATGAAAATCTGCGCAGCCCTGGCTTTCATGCTTGCTCTTGCTCTGGGGGCCTGCGCGCATGCTCCTCCTTCCGATGTGTTCGCACGATCCCACATGACGACCCTTCGGCTAGAGATGAATGGGGATGGCGTTTGCAGTGGTACGGCGGTAGGTCCACACGTGATTTTGTCCGCCACCCACTGTTTCGTCGGCCTTGTCAGTTTGACGATTAACGGCATACCGGCCCAAGTTGTACGAAGCGTTGATGACGGGAACGACCACACGCTCTTGGTTGTTACGACGACCTTCAGCCACTGGTCGCATATCGGCAGCTCACCGAAGCAGGGCGATGAGGTCTTCCTATGGGGGAACCCCGGTTTTTTGAACGATATGTTCCGACTGGGACGCGTTGCAGGTTTTGATAGTGACAATGGAAGGCTGGTCACTATCTATGACGTCAACGGATTCTTTGGCGATTCTGGGTCCGGGATCTTCGACGCTTAGGGTGACATTGTAGGTGTGACAAGTTTCTGCCTTAGCAAGGTGTACGAAGGCGTCCAATTTAAATTGATGGGATCACTGCCTATCGTCTTCACCGCTGAAGAGTATGAGTAGGTCGGATATGGCCATCATTCTCCTTAAAGTCCTGCCATGGGCGATTGGCATCGTCGTTGTCATGATGGTCATGGGGAGCCCCGGCGATGACTAACTACCAGGCGTCGATGGCAGCCGGACTTCTTAACGAGTGTTTAGCGGCCGAATACATACGGCAGAGCGGCAAGGTAACGCACAGTAGTGACTGCGCAACCAGTAGGTCTCCAGCACACATTCCGGGGCCTTGCGATTGCGATGCGGAGGACGGTAAGTGAATCGTTGGCTTTACGGCGTTGTCGGAGTGGTGGCCCTCTGGCTTTCTAGCCTCTTGTGGGTCCATCACAGGGCATCATCTGATGAGCGCCAGGCTCAGGAATAGAGGGCCGAAAAGGCCGCAAGCAAGCATCGGGGTAAGCGTCAACATGTGGATGATTAGGTTAACAACCTTCCTGTAGCGCCTACTGTGCCTGTGGCTTCCGCTCCTGATAATTCCGCTGCTCAGTAGCTGCGCGACGAGTGGTCACGCGACTGATGGGTGCGAGTGGGCAAGGCCCATCTATGTGTCCAAAGATGACGTGCTGACGGATGGGACAGCAAAGCAGATTCTTTCTCATGACCTGACTGGCAAGGACATTTGCGGTTGGTCCAATCAAAACCATAAAGGCATCAAATGACTGGCATCCCGACGTTTCTGAGCGGCACCGCAATCACTATCGTCAAGACGTTCAACGGCTTCGCTGTCGTATAGAGCCCTGCCGATCCAGCCCAGCAGTCCGTTTCCTTCGAGACTTGGGATGCGCTGGCCTATTACCTGGCCGCCAACTTTGCTCCATCGAACGCGACCGCATAATGAGTCTGATACAGCCGATGGGCACCACACAGATATCTCTCCTGGGCATGGTCATCATGTACGCGGGCACAGAGATTCCTGCGGACTGGGCCGTGTGCGATGGATCGGCTATGGATCGAGTGGCGTATGGCCCTCTCTTTGGCGTCATCGGCACGACTTATGGCCCTGGCGATGGCAGTAGTACGTTCAACCTCCCCGACTTCCGGGGGCGATCTCCTATGGGCGATGGCGTAGGCTAGACGGCCGAGGGCGGCACCACGGGAACGTCGCGAGTAGCAGGCTCAAAGCTTGGGGCGGAAACGCACACACTTACTGTTGCGCAGATGCCCTCGCACTCGCACAGCTACACGGCAACCACTGTCGCGACAGATGCCACCTTGAACCTCCTGGGCAGCAGCAATCGGGTTAGCGCACAGCCGACAGCCTCTACAGCGGCGGCAGGTTCCAGTGGGCCGCACAACAACATCCACCCTGTGCAGGTCACGAAGTTTCTTATCAGGGTCGTCGTATGAGTGGCGGCTCCGAGAGAATGAACCACGATGAAGTCTATTCCCAGCTGGTGAGTGCCAATAATGCAGGCGACTTTGCTGAGGTGACGCGCCTGAGTGTGGTCTTGCAGGCCCTATACGCCGAGCAAGCGAAATCTCTTAGGACGCTCGATGAGCCGTCCGATGACTAAGATTGCTGGGGTGCGCTTGGGCGCTGACACGGATTCTAAACCCGTTAATGACAGTTCGATTCTGTCCACCCCCGCCACTTTGGGTACAGCGCTGGGCCCTATCTACATCAACGCTGATACCGGCGAAGAGGTTACGGAAGACTGGTGGCCCGAGGTTGAGCCGAATCTCCGATCCAATCGGCTCAGTTCATGTTTCATGAACACGGCTAGATCCTGAACGGCGCACTTACCTGAACTGAGAACAACAGAGAACAATGGCTTTCGAGAAAGGACAATCGGGCAACCCAGGTGGCAGACCTAAGCTTCTTGCTGAGGTGTAGGACGCTGCCCGCGAGCACACGCTCGCTGCATTGGGCGTGCTTATCGGAATTGCCATGGACGACGGAAAGCCGCCAGCTGCGCGTGTGAAGGCGGCGGAGACGTTGCTTGACCGAGGTTGGGGCAAGCCCCGTCAGTCTGTTGAGGTTTCCGGCGATAGCGATAGTCCGTTGGCCCACATCCTGAGAATTGAACTGGTTCCCGGTGTCAACGATAAAGCTTGAGTTGCCGCCTAAACTCATCGACGTGTTTACGGGCGACGCAGACGTTCGTGGGGCTTACGGTGGGCGAGGTTCAGCCAAGACGCGCAGCTTCGCGAAGATGACGGCTGTGCGAGCCTACATGTGGGATTAGGCCGGTGACGAGGGGATCATTCTGTGCGGCCGTCAGTTCATGAACTCGCTGGACGATTCCTCCCTTGAGGAAATCAAGGCGGCTATTGAGTCAGAGGCGTGGCTCAGGCCGCATTTCGACATCGGCGAAAAGTATGTGCGCACGAAGTCGGGTCGCATTGCCTACAAGTTCACCGGCCTTGATCGCAATATCGACAGCATCAAGTCGAAGGCACGCATTAAGCTGGCATGGGTAGATGAGGCTGAGCCCGTCACCGAGACGGCGTGGGTCAAGTTGCTGCCAACGCTTCGCGAGGAAGACAGCGAGCTATGGGTGACGTGGAATCCCGAGCGCAAGAACAGCGCGACACATCTTAGGTTCCGTGAGGCAAAAGACCCGCGCGTGAAGGTCGTGGAGTGCAATTGGCGTGACAACCCGTGGTTCCCGGCGATCCTGGAGCGATTGAGGCAGAAGGACAAGACGGAGCGTCCTGATAGTTACGATCATGTTTGGGAGGGCGGATTCAAGACGGCGGTAGAGGGCGCTTACTTCGCCAAGGGCCTTGCAGATGCCAAGGATGACGGACGCATAGGGAGGCTGAGTGCCGACCAACTGATGACGCTCCGTGCTTACTGGGACATCGGCGGTACTGGGGCAAAGGCTGATGCGTGCGCTATCTGGATCGTGTAGTTCGTCGGCAAAGAGATTCGCGTCCTCGACTACTACGAGGCCGTTGGCCAGGAGCTGGCAACGCACATCGACTGGCTGAGGTCAAAAAAATATGACAAGGCACTGTGCGTACTTCCCCATGACGGAGCGACGCACGACAAGGTTTATCGGGTCAGCTACGAAAGCACGCTTAGGCAGGCCGGATTTCAGGTGAGGGTAGTGCCGAATATAGGTGCAGGTGCTGCCAATACCCGCGTTGAGACGGTCAGGCGCATTCTTCCCCAGTGCTGGTTCAATGCCGAAACGACGGAGGCCGGTCGTGATGCCCTTGGCTGGTATCACGAAAAGAAGGACGAGATTCGCGGTGTCGGACTCGGTCCTTGCCACGACTGGTCTAGCCACGGCTCGGATGCTTTCGGCCTGATGGCGGTTGACCATACATCGCACTCAACGACCAGCACGAAGAAACTCATTTACCCACGACTCGGGATAGCATGAAAAAGAAGATGACCGATACCGAGCTGTGCGCTCTGATCGAGACCGAGAGTGCAAACGGCATCGGTGCTAACGACCGTCTGTCTCGCGACCGAGCGGTGGCCATGTCGTTCTATATGGGGGAGGCAAAGGGTGACCTTGCGCCTCCCGATACGGACGGACGCAGTCGCGTCGTGTCTAAGGATGTGCAGGAGGTCGTGGAATGGATTCATCCAACCCTGATGCGGACGTTTGCTGGATCTGATGCGGTCATCAAGTTTGAGCCGACGTGTTAGGGCGATGAGGATCAGGTTAAGGCCGCTAGCGAGTACTGCTCCTACCTTTTTTGGCGTAAAAACCCTGGCTACTACACGCTTTCCGATGCCATTAAGTCCGCGCTGATATCTCGGCATGCGTTCGTTAAAGTCTATTGGGACGAGACACACGTTGACGAAGACGAAACCTATGAGGGTCTTTCTGAGGTTGACCTTGAGGCACTTCGTCAGGACCCAGAGATAGAGATTGTTGAGGTAGAAGAGGTTTCTGCAATCGGCATGCCGAATGTATCCGACCAGCCGCCCCAGCCGATGCTTCCGCCCGATGCTCTGGGTGGTGGCAACCCAGTGGCCATGCCGCTTCAGCCTCAGCAGGAGCGAGTTTTCAACATCAAGGCGAAGCGCGTAAAGGACTAGTCCAAGGTTGTTATCGAGGGCGTCCCGCCTGAGCGCATGCGTACTAGCAAGGAATCTCGACTGATCGAGGATCTCCGTTATATCGAGCATCGGGAAGAGAAGACCATTTCCGACCTGATTAGCTTGGGATATGACCGGAAAAAAGTTGAGCAGCTTTCCGATGATCTGAACAACATCACCGAAGAGCCCATAGAGCGAGGCGATTACGACGACAGTTGGGACACGATTCCGGCACCCGAGAAGAGTCAGCGCGTCGTTGACCTGCAAGATGTCTACATGCGCGTTGACTTCGATGGCGATGGGGTTGCCGAGTACCGTCATATCGTAAAGTCGGGCTCATACATCTTCGAGAACGAGGTGTGCGACGGCCATCCGTTTGCCATGTTCGACTGTCTGCTCATGCCGTACAAGCTGGTGGGCATAGGCATCTACGACCTTCTGGAAGATCTCCAGCGCATCAAAACGGCAGTGACGCGCCAGGTTCTCGATAACCTGTACATGGCGAACAACCCGCGAAAGCTGGTGAACGCCAACAGCAATACTGATCTTGACGCCCTGATCCATGCGCAGCCAAACGGGATTGTCCTGACGGATGACGTGCAGGGCAGCGTAAGCGAGCTTGTGACGCCGTTTGTGGGGCAGGCTGGCCTGTCCATGCTTGACTACTACTCGACGGTGCGCGATGGCCGTAGCGGCGTGTCTAGCTTCAACCAGGGGCTTACTGGTGGCGAGCTGTCGAAATCGGCCCTTGGCTCAGAAGGAGTGGAGTCGCTTCTCAATCAGGGCCAGCAGCGCATTGAGCTGATCGCGCGCAACCTTGCTGAGGGTGGTCTTAAGCGTGTGTGGTCGCTCATGCTGAAGTGCATCACCCAGCACATGAATCGACACGACCAGATCATGGTTGACGGTGAGTGGCTTGCCATCAACCCTCGTGCGTGGGCCACGAAGTACGACATGACCGTATCTGTGGGCATCGGCACGGCGAGCAAGAAAGAGCAGGTACAGAACCTGATGCTGATCGGGAATGCGGTGCAGCAGGCAGGCGGAGCAATCCCCGGTCTGGTCGCACCTGAGAATGTTTACAACCTACTCTCCAAACTCATTAAAGCGTCTGGCGAGCACAATCCCGATCAATACATCACGAACCCGCAGAACGCCCCGCCGCCGCCTCAGCAACCTGATCCGGGAATGGCCAAGGTGCAGGCCGAATCGCAGGCGAAGATGGCCGAGCTTCAGCAGAAGGGACAGCTACAGGCTCAGAAGCAGCAGGGTGATGTAGAGGTAGAGAGGATGCGCCAGGAATATCAGGCGCAGGAGACACAGGCGCGGACCCAGCTTGAAGCTGAGCGCAATCGCATGCAGGCGCAGAACGATCTGGCTCTTGCGCGAGAGAAGGCCAACCTTGAATACCAGCTCGCCATGGCAAAGGCTCAGATGGCGCAGTAGACGGCCATTGAGGTAGCCAGAATTAACGCGGAGGCGAAGATCCTGGCCGCTAAGGCCATGGGCGCAAAGGATGCCAGTACCGCCAGCGAGGATGCGGCCTACCAAGAATCACAGGAGCCCATTTGATGGACGACCAGATGGCAATGAAGCTCGGTTCGCGTGGCGACAGGGCCGACCAGCTGCTGAAAGACGAGTTGTACCAAGAGTGCTTTGATGCGGTGGAGGACAATCTCCGAAAGCGGTGGGAGGCCACATCCTATAAAGACAACGATGAGAGGGAGAACATATGGCGCATGCTAAAGGCGCTAGGCATGGTAAAGACGCAACTTCAGTCGGTCGCGCAGACGGGACAGGTGGCCAGACAGTTCCTCGTGCGGAAGGCTTCCCGGGCGATTGGGCTGAACTCTCAGAACGACTTACCTACTTGATAGATGAGGGGAACCGGCCCGTGCGGGCTTACGTTACTTTTGACCCGCACTCATCGAACTGGCCGCACATCTCCTGCGGGGTATAGGTAAAGAAGGGCTCCCATTTCGCCGTCCGACTGAGTGACGGGACATGGATCGGGGACGAGCACCCTTGGAGTTAACGCGTTTCAATAACGCCCACAACGGGCATCAATCAAACTGGAGTACCACATGAGTCAACCGGAAACGGAACTCTCGTCCACCGCAAGCGACGCGGCGAGCGGCCTTAGCCTTGATGAAGCATTCGCACGACTGAACGAGTAGCCGGATGAGCCCGAATAGGGCCAACCAGAAGGCCACGAGGACGACGCTGCGAAGACATTGGAGGATAAGTCGCAGGACGAAAGCGAGGGTGGCGACGAGGCGGAAACCGAACCTGATCCGGAGGAACAGCCCGAGGCTGATCCCGAAGCTGAGCCTGAAGAGCCTGTCTATCAGGTCAAGGTGCAGGGAAAGGTTCTGAATGTAACGCAGTCGGAACTGCTCGCGGGATACTCGCGGGAGGCGGATTACCGCCAGAAGACGGCAAGTCACGCACAAGAGAAAGCCCAGTTCCATGAGGCTGCTACCGCGAAGGCATAGGAGCTGTCATAGACGGCCAACCGATTGCATTCGATGGTCAACCTTTTGGCACAGGAACTCGTAGGGGACAAAGCCGAGTTGTCGCAGTTGCTGGAAACTGATCCGGTGGCTTATATCCAGGCAAGGGCTCGCTTCGATGAAAAGCAGGGTCGCTTGTTTGAGGCCTTCCGGGCGGCTGATGAATTTCAGAAGTCGCAAGTCACAGCAGCAAATCAGCCCCCTTCGCCTGAATTCGTGGCCGAGAAACAGGAACAGCTCCTGAATCTCATCCCGGAGTGGAGGGATCACAATAAGCAGGCGCAAGAGGCCGCTATGGTCGCGGGTGTTCTGCGTGGCGCGGGCTATCAGGACGACGAAATCAACGCCGTCTACGATCCTCGCGCGATTGTGGTGGCCCGCAAGGCCGCGCTTTTCGACCAACTACAGCAAGCCAAGGCCAAGAAAACGCAGGCTCCGGTTGCCCCGGTAAAGCCCGTTAAGGCTACGGCACAGTCTGGCGATGCACCTACTAACCAGTCAGCCAAGCAGGCATTTCAGAAGCTGAAGCGCACGGGCTCATTGGAGGACGCACTCGCCGCCCTCAATGCACGAGATAGGAATTAACTACCATGGCAGCACCGGCAACTACCTTTTAGTCCTACCAGGCGAAAGGCAATCGTGAAGACCTGAGCGACCTGATCGACAACATCAGCCCCGCCGAAACACCCTTCCTCTCTGGCCTCGCCAAGGAGACCGCCGAAAACACTTACACGGAATGGCAGACCGATGCGCTCCGTACGGCAGGTGCAAACGCACAGGTCGAAGGTGACGACGTATCTACCTTCGCGGCCGTCAACCCGACCGCACGTATCGGCAACTACACCCAGATCAGCCGAATTCAGTTCATCATCTCCAACACCCAGCAGGCTATCAAGTCGGCTGGCCGACCGAATGAGATCAACTACCAGAAGCTGAAGCAGGGCAAGGAACTCAAGAAGGACATTGAGTACGCGCTGCTCCAGAACACGACCTTTAACGCTGGCTCGGCCACGGTCGCGCGTCAGACGCGTGGCGTGCGTGGCTGGGTCGCCACTAACGTCTAGTTCGGCGCGGGCGGTGCTGCTCCGGTTCTGGCCACCAATACGGCTCCAGTGGCGGGTACGAATCGCACGTTTACCGAGGCGATGCTGAAGACGGCGATGCAGAATGCGTTTACGCAGGGCGGCTCGCCTGACACGCTGTTTGTTCGGCCTTCGGACAAGGTGCTTACCTCGGCATTCAATGGTGGCACGACGCGCTTTGAAGAGGCTGACAGTAACAAGATCCATGCCTCGTTCCAGGTGTACGTGTCGGAATTCGGTCCCATCAAGATCGTCCCCATTCGTACCGGCACCATCGGCAACTTCGCGTTCCTTGCGGATATGTCGCACTGGAAGCTGCGCCCCCTTAAGGGCCGCTGGATGCAGGATCTTGACCTCGGCCAGACGGGCGACGGCTACAAGTACGCGATGGTTTGTGAGTACGCGTTGCAGGCCTCGAATGAGGCGGCTTCGGCACTGGTCGCTGACCTGAGCTAATTCACCACAGGGAGGGGCCTTCGGGCCCCTCCCGACTTGGGGAAATCATGGAATTCATCACTAATACCTACGCTGTCACCAAGACGGGCAGCAATACGACGACGGGTGCAACATCGGTCAGCGGCTCGCTTCCTCTTGGGTCGGACGGACTTCCTCCTGACTACGTGTACGTCACGGCCACTCAGGCTGCGCACATTCGCTTCAGTGCTACGGCGGCACCTACCGCAGTTGCTACCGACTGGCTTCTGTAGCCCGCAGGCATCTATCGTTTCCGCACAATCAACATGCCGTACTTCGCCGTTATTCAGGATTCGGCGACGGGAACTGTCCACATTTCTCCCTTGGACGTCTGATGCGCACACAGGTTGTCCTTGACGATGACAAGATGACGGTTGCCTACACGGCCGACCTGACGTCCCTTGCCGACAAAGCCAAGGCGATGAGCAGTGCTGGTGACGTAGGGACCAAGGATATGAAGCTGGCTATGGAGGTTCACGACTTTCATGTCTATGCCTACATGAACAAGCGCGGCATCACCTACGACCAGTTCTGGCAAGATCCCCAGCACCTGAAAAACCTCCTGAACGATCCCGATAACGCTGACTTTCGCATCTGGAAGGGGCGCGTCTAATGATTAATGACTACAGCACGTTACAGGCGGCGGTGGCGGCTTGGCTTTCGCGTGCTGACTTGGCGGCTCGCATCCCTGACTTCATCCAGCTTGCTGAGGCAAGGATCTCAGCAGAGATTCGTGTCCGCCAGATGGATGCGGCCCTCTCTGGCGTGCTGGCAAACTATCAGGCCACGCTTCCATAGGATTTCGCGGAAGCACGGTCGCTGATAATTCAGATGGGTGGCGTTGAATTTTCACTTGAGCCGCAGTCGATTACAGAATCGTATAACCGAACCTTCGGAAGTGTGCCGCGCAATTTCCGTGTTGGGTCAACGGCCATACAGACATTCGGTGGTTAGGGCACAGAAGCCTACACACTGCACTACTTCGCAAAGATCCCATCTCTTTCGGATGCGACTCCCCAGAACTGGCTTATCCTCGCGCAACCACAGATCTACCTGTATGCAGCACTTCTTGAGGCAAGCGTCTATCTTCAGGATGATCCTCGTACGCCTGTATGGGGAACGGGATACAGCAATGCTGTGGCAGCCCTTGAGAAGGCAGATAGGATGGCTCGTCTTCGCAACGCCCGTATGCGTCCTGCAACGGCGGTGAACCCATGAGTTCAATCTAGCTCATTGGGTTTGGTCCGGACCTAGACCCATCAACGCCTGGCGTTTTGATGGACTGCGATAACATCATCCCTACCACGAAGGGATTTTCGTCCGGGAATAGCCTGGTGGATGCCGGGTTTAGTCCATTAGACAGCGCATGCAAGGGCGCTTATGTGGGAACCTTGCTCGACGGAACAAAACGGATTGTTGCGGGCACCCAGGCCAAGCTTTATGACATCGCCGGTGGTGCATGGGTGGATCGTAGTCGCTCAGGTGCATACACGGGCCTTTCACCATGGCGATTCACGATGTTTGGAAGCAACATCATCGCGACGAATCGTGCCCAGAGAATCTAGCAGGCGGCTCCATCGGGGGCCTTTTCTGATATTCCAACGGCTCCCGCAGCATCTATCGTGTGCTCGGCGTCCAACTTCGTACTTGCGTTCAACTGGTCAGATCAAACGGGAAGTTACGGCGATCAGCCGGATGGATGGTGGTGTTCCAACCTTTTTGACCAGACTGCATGGACGCCCACGCTTGGCTCTCAAGCTGCAAACGCCAGAATCGTTGACTCTCCTGGTCCAATCACTGCGGCGCGTGAATTCGGGGCGGATGTCGTTGCCTACAAAGAAAAGTCCATGTATCGAGGGCAGTATGTCGGCCCCCCGCTGATCTGGCAGTGGCAACGCATCCCGGGCGATATCGGCTGTTCCGGGTAGGAGGCTGTCGTTGTTGTAGCTGCGAGCCATTTCTTCGTTGGACCGAATGACTTCTTTGTCTATGACGGCACAGTGCCTAGATCTATCGGCGCTCCCGTCCGAGAGTGGTTCTTCACTAACCTAAACGGCCAGCAGCGTGCCAATATCAGGGGAGGTGCGGACCTGACGCGTGACCTGGTCTACTGGTACTTCCCAAGCACGGCCAGCACCGGAGTGTGCGATATGTGCGTGGTGTACAATATCCGTACAAACAAGTGGGGTAAGTTTTCCCGATCCATCGAGGCTGTGATCCAGTACTCTTCTGGCACGGTTACCTATGACGGCCTTGGGTCGCTGTACAGCACGTATGACAATCTCCCGAATATTGCCTACGACTCGCCATTCTGGATCGCGGACAACACTGTCCCTGGCGTTATTTCGACGGATCACAAGCTTTATAGTTTGACTGGCGTCCCTGGCCCCTCGTACATCGTGACGGGCGATATTGGCGATGAGACGAATTACTCCCTGCTCAAAAGGGTGACGCCGCGCTACCGGATCACGCCGCCATCGGCTTAGGCGACCAATCTCTACCGTTATGACCTTGGATCAACGCCGATTCAGGACTCAACGATTGCCTAGGCAAGGCAGCGCTTCGATTTTCTCCGCGTAGCCCGGTGGCATCGTGTTCGCATTGACTGGCCGAGCACGGTATCTCTTGATGGGTATACGCCAGACTTGAAGGCAACAACTCCCGAATGAAACTTTAGGTAAATCCCACCCTTCCATCGGACTCCCAGCAGCTCGTTCTAAGGCTGTCTGATCTGTTCCGAAATATCGCCACGTAGGTCAATCTACTGACGGAGGGACGAACGGCGGCTGTGTACAACGCGCAGGCTACCATTCCAACTCAGGGGCAGAACGCGCTGGGTGACTTCGTGCGAAATTCCGCGCCTGTCGAAGCTGGCTCAGCAGGTGCGAAATATATCGTGCACGGCTGGCAGTGCGTGGCGGCAGGCACGCCGGGCACATGGGTTCAGGTTAGAACACTGACGGGCAACTGATGAACGACTTGATTAATGGTGTAACGGCTGATGGCGTAATGCACTTCAGTCATGTCCATGACATTCGGCAGGTCTGGCCCATTGTTCGGCCGGGGATTGAGGAAATCATTTCCACGAACCATGAGCCATTCATCCCGGAGGATGTTTTTCACGCTATCGCGTCGGGCCACGCTGCCATGTATATGGTGACGAAAGGTGGGCACGAGTACGCAGGTTTTGCGGTCCTTGCCCCTCACCACTTTCCGTTTATGCCTCCGGCCCTGAATCTGTGGCTCGGCTACACAAAGGAGCCATCCACGGGGCACTATGGCATCGAGATTGCGAAGATGGTTCTGGCTAACTCGCCTTACGAGAGGCTTGTTTTCTGCACACCGCAAGACAAGTGGCCGGAACGGTACGCCACTAAATTGCACACATGGTATGAGGTGAATTGATATGGGCGGCGGCGGAACCCCGAGCAACACGACCACGACCACGAAGACAGAGCTTCCAGCATGGCTGTCGAATGCTTATACGTCCTTCTTCAATCAGACGAACGCAGTAAACGCTAAGCCGTATCAGTCTTATTCTGGCGACCTCACGGCGGCACCCACGGCCGACTAGAACTATGCGCTTCAGATTGCCCGGATGGGTGCGCAAGGCAACCAGTCGTAGAACGTTGCTCTCCAGAACCTACTGAATGGCGGCCAGAGCGTGAATGCTCAGCAGAGCCCATATGCTGGCCCGAACCAGTATATCGATCAGGTAGTGAGTAACTCGAATCGCGACATCACCGACTCATACCTACGCGGGGCTGGCGTGGGACTTCCTACGCAGTTCGCATAGGGCGGTGCATTCGGTGGATCTGCGATGCAACAGGCTCAGGATGCCAGTCAGCAGACTTTGGCGAAGAGCCTTTCAGACAACACAAGCAATCTGCGCTATCAGGACTACAACGCTCAGGCCGACAGGTGGCAGCAGGGTTTCCAAAATCAGCTTGCCGCCGCACAGCAGAACGCAGGGACCATCCTCAACGCTTCTAACGCCATCACTGGCACGGGCGCCTTGCAGAACCAGTATCTTAATTCGTATGCAGGGCTTGGCCAGTTGCAGCAGGACTACAACCAGGGAAATATCGACCAGGCTTACAACGACTGGTATCAGAAAAACTACGGTTACGATCAGCAGCGTCTGGCCAACTACGGAAACGCCCTGAACTCTACCTCCGGGTCCTTTCAGAGCACGGCCACGACGGGAGCAAACCCCGCATACAGGCCCAAGACGGCAGGCGGTGCGCTGGCCTCGGCGGGCGCAGGTGCAGCGGCTGGCTCGCAGATTTATCCGGGATGGGGAACGGCCATCGGAGCGGCCGCAGGCGCGCTCTCTTACTACCTTTAAGGCGTAGATATGGGTACTTTTGACTTTCTTTCCGGAACATCGGCTCCCAATCAGAATGCTGTGGCGGGGGCTAACGCATAGCAGTATTAGAGCATTGGGAATGCGGGATCGCCGCAGGGGATGGACTACTCGCAAATCCTTGGCGGTGGCAATGCTGCGCCGGTCACTCAGGGCCTGGACTTCTCCAAAATAGGCCAGTGGGCCCTTTAGCAGAATCAGTTCCCCGGTTCTGGCTAGAGCCAGCCTGGAACGGACTGGCAAAAGCTGCTCGCAAGTTATGGTGCGACAAAACCCACTCAGGCCACCGGCCAGACGCCACAGCTGCCAGGACGTAGCTCCGTCGCCCAACTTGGGCAAGTTCAGTAGTCCCCTGCGGGCTACGTGCTTCCTAATTATCCGACTCTTCTTGGTGGGCTTCGCTAATGGCTTGGTATGACGGTATTGTTGGTGACTAGCCAGGACTGAGCGAAGCCGATAAGCAGCAACTGGTGCGCGGTGGTCTTCTGCAAGCAGGCTTATCCGCACTTGCTGCAAACAATTCCCGGCAGGTCAGCCCCGGCGAGGCTCTTGCAGGTGGACTTCTCGGAGGACTTCAGTCGGTGCAGCAGGGCGGTCAGCAGCTTATACAGGACCGCTTCAAGCAGGCGCAGATGCAGGATCAGCAGCAGTAGATGCAGCGACGCCAGCAGATATAGGACCTTGCCCTTAAGTTCGCCAAGCCTGACGGAACATTTGATATGCCGGGCTATCAGTCGGCACTTAGTCAGCTCGACCCGTAGGCAGCGATGGAGCTTCATCAAAACGAATTGCGGAATCAGTTGGTGGGGTTGCAGTCGCAGAAAGCGCAGCGTGACTTGAATACGCCCGACATCCGAAAGATCGAGCAGGGGAGCAACATCCTCACACAGGAACAACAGGCCGATGGCAGTTACAAGACAATTGCCACGGCAGGACGCTTTGCCCCTCAGCAATCGGCGACATCAGCTCTTGCCCAGCAGATTGCGCTTCTCAAGCAGTACGGGGCGAGCGAGGATGACATTAGGGCAAAGCTGGGGATTGGCGGTGCCGCCAGCGGCGCACCGGTTACGTTCGACAGTCTGTCTCCCGCTGACAAGGCCACCGTGCAGTCGATTGTGGACGGACGCTATCCTGTTCCGACTGGCAAGCAGGCAATGGACCCCAACTGGCAACGCCTCGTGCAGGTGGCACAGCAGGTAGACCCAACCCTTGACGCTGGAAACTACAAGTCGCGTGCGGCAGCTCGCCAGGCATTCACTTCGGGGAAGCTTGGCGAGCAGGTGAAGTCTCTGAATACTCTCGCTGGTCATCTGAGTACTCTAAACGATGCACTCGACCAGCTCGACAATAGCAATTTTGGCCCACTGAATAAGCTGAACAATATCAGCGCTTCCCTCGGTAACACAGGCCGAGCTACATCTCTAGGTACCTATGGCACCGCAGCGAAAGCAGTTGGCGATGAATCTGCGAAGTTGTTCGCAGGTGGTCAAAGCGCTCTAGGCGACCGGCAAGAGATTGCTCATAGCCTTGACGCAGGGTTACCGAAAGAACAATTGAAGGCCACCCTAAGGACATATGCTGAACTTGTTCAGAGTCGGCTGGCCGCAATGCAAGATCAGGCCAACTAGTCCCTCGGTTATGGGTCCAAGAGCCTCTAGGTAGTCACTCCTAAAGCAGCCGCAACCTTTGCAAAACTTGCTGGTGGCGACGGACATGCTGCCGCGCCTTAGATGGGTGGCGGAACTATCGACCTCAACGCAAAAGACCCGCTTGGACTTGGCCTGTGACGATACTTGATGACATTCGACAGCAGTACCCCCAGTACGCCGATGTTCCGGACGGAAAGCTTGCGGCTGCTATCCGGCAAAAATACTACGCCGATGTTCCTGCGCCAGATTTCTACAGGAAGGCTGGGCTAGGGCATCTAGTGGGACTGGATGATGCTCCGGCTAACGGTCTCGGCACTGACTCTCAGAACTTCGGTGCGGGTGCGGGAAAGGCTGTTGCGGATACGTGGCAGGGCCTTAAGCAGGCCGCAATCGCCGTCCCAGCCTTTATTCAGCGACACTCCCTCGGATCGCAGGACGCCATCCCTGACGCGATCAATCCGGCGAGCATTTATGACCGCCTGAAGCAAGAGCAGCAATAGACGAACGATCAAGATGCGGCCCTCATGCACACGAAAGCCGGTATCGCAGGCAATATTGCGGGCTAGGCAGGGATGGCGGTTGCTGGCGGCACAGCGCTCAAGGGGGCGGGCCTAAGCGGCGGCATTCTTCCTGCTGGCTACCGTGGTGCGGCGGCATCTGGCGGCCTTCTGGGTGCGCTACAGCCGCTGGCAGGTGACTAGACGGAGTTGAGCCGAGCAGGCAACACGTTGCTTGGTGCTGGTGCTGGCGTGGCTGGCCAAGGGGCTGTCAACGTCATCGGGGCAGGTATCCGTGGCGCGAAAGGTCTTCTAGCCCCATTCTTTGGTGGTGGTCAGGACCAGATTGTTGCCAACACGCTAAGCCGGTTCGGCGGTGATGCCGCCAAACGGGCGACGCCCAGTGCCGTTCCGGGGGTTAACGCGGACCTTGCAGAGCAGACCGGTGACGCAGGTATTGCCCAGCTTCGGCGAGCCGTTTCGGATAGCGATCCGGCCATCGCTCGCCAGTTCGCCGAGCAGTAGGCCGGGAACAACGCATCACGTCTTGGCCTCCTTCAGCAGATGGCTGGCACGGAAGCTGATGTGGCCGCAGCTAAATCAGCTCGGGATACCTTGGCGCAGGCCAAGTATGGCCAGGCCTTTACCGACTTCAATTCGCAGCGACTCGCCAGGGAGCAGAACGCAGCAGCAACGCTGGTGCAAGGAAAAGCGGATGCCGGTCTTCTGGCGGGGTCTGGCATGCCGAAGCAAATTCAATAGGCTGCCCAAGAATAGGCATCAAGCATCCTCGCTCCGTCCGGGAAAATGCAGGAGCTTGCTCAACGCCCGGTAATCCAGTCGGCGATTAAACAGGCGAAAAATATCGCCGCGAATGCAGGCATAGACATCGGTGATCCGATGAGCACGTTGCAGGGCCAGCACTACGTCAAGATGGCTCTGGACGATGCGCTTAACGTCGCCCCTCAGATGGGTATCGGAAAGGCGGAACAGAACGCCATCGCCAGCGCCAAACGGGAATTTGTCGGGGAATTGGAGCGGCAGAACCCGGCGTACCGTGAGGCACGGCAGTCGTTCGCCCAGGGTAGCGCTCCAGTAAATCGGCTTGAGCTAGCTCAGGGCCTACTTGGCCGCGTCACGGCCAATCCAGCAGACATCGACGCGCTAGGTAATCAGGTGATCCGGCCTGACGCGTTCGGTCGCGCGGTTGGCAGTCTCGATCAGATGGCAGCGAAGATTACGGGGCAAAAGAATGCCTCAGCGGACGCCATCCTTAGCCCACAGCAGAAGGAAAGCATCCAGTCCCTTCTGGGTGATCTGAGTCGCGTCAAAGTGGCTAACAGTGTCGGAAAGTCGGCAGGATCTAATACTGTCCAGAACCTTGCCAGCCAGAACCTTTTGGGAGAGGCTGCTAACGGACTGGGCTTGCCAGGTCTTGCCGACAGCGGTCTACTGGGGACCGTCCTGCGGCCGCTGGACGCTCTTTATAAAATGTTCGGAACAAATGACACGATAAAGTCTAAGCTGGCCGGCGTAATCGCCAACCCGCAGGCGCCTGAGTCGCAGGCAATCATCGCGAGGATGACAGCCAAGCAGCGCTCAGCCCTTGCGGATGTCGCGGCCGGAGCTTCTGGGCTTGTAAGCCAGTCGTCCGCTCTCGGTGTCCGTCAGTAGGCGGCGTTTCAACGCTGATTCCGGCATCCACTTAGCAATGGCCATGGCAATGAGTCGGGCCGTCCCGAAGAGCAAAATTCCTATTGCTGGCGCAATAATCAGCCCTAAGAATAGTCGAACGAAGAACGATTGAGGATCAAACATGGGTGTTCCTGTAAAGATGTAGGATTTGTTCACGATTGCTGCCAACAACAGCCCCGCTGGCTCGGACGCAATTGGAAATAGTCTTGATGATTACCTGCGCGCAGGCTTCGCAATCACCCGGAGCACGAACGGCATTTCTTCGGCGTCCATTCCCTCGGCCTCTACCACCGATCTCGGTACGGCTGACGCAGAGGCGGTTACGGTCACCGGGGCTTCTACTATCACTAGCTTCGGAACCGTCGCGGCAGGCATAAAGAGAGAGGTGTATTTCTCGGGCGCCTGCACGATCAAAAACTCATCGGCAATTGTTCTCGTCGGTGGCGGAGACATCACGACAAATGCTGGAGACGTGATTACCTTTCGCAGTCAAGGTTCAGGCAACTGGACGCAGGTAAACTCATCGCGTCCGGTTGGCGACATTACCCTCAGCGGGAAAAATCTCGTCTCTGCGAAAGATTCCACCATCGCTAATTCAGTCAATAACCCAACAAGGGGCCTTGTCATTCAGGCTGAGGTTTCCGGTACATCGGCTTAGGCCGCTTATATCAACTTCATTCGCCAAGGGCAGTACGGCATAAACTTCGGCTTAGACGCAGACAATGTACTAAAGATTGGTGGAGGTTCGCTAACCACAACGACTTACCGGGTTGTCCATGAAGGCCTCACTTCCGTGAATCTTCCTGGAGCCCTGTCAGTGACAGGAACTACTACCACTGGGTAGCTTAATGCCGTTGTGACGAGCGGCTTCGGGGCCATCGTCCGAGCCACCGATTTCCCCGTTCTACGTGTTACGCGAGGGGCCTCTGGAACCGGCCAGCGAGTGGATATGTACGTGGCCACGGGCGGAACGAACACAGCCATTGATTCCTACAGCGATGCGGCATCAGTGGCTCTACCCATGAGCTTCAATGCTAGCGGAGGCTAGGTCACATTCGGAGGGACCATTACGGCTCCGACTGTCATCCAGACCTCTGACAGGCGCCTCAAGAGGATCATTGGGAAGTTCAAGCCGCGAAATCTTTCATGCCTCCAGCTCAAGAGTTGGACGTGGAAGAAGACGGACGAGTACGCCGTTGGCCTTGTCGCTCAGGAGGTTCGCAAGGTCGCCCCTGAGTACGTCTTTACGACCCACGAGGGATACCTTGGCATCGACAAGGCAGCTATTGCCTTGGAGCGAGTGGCCTTCCTTGAAGGCGTCCTGAAGAAGGCGGGGCTACTGTGACGCTTCCTGCAACGCCACCTATTACGCTTGGGCAGGTCTACGCTGAGTTTGGGGCACCCGCAGGTAGTCCTCTTGGATTCTTTCTTCGCGGCGGACCCTATGTGCCAAACACGGCCCAGAACGCAAATGTCCCGACCGCACTCCCTATATCTATGGGGCAGCTTTGCGGAGCATCCGCAACCACCACCATCAACGTCACTCAGCCCGACGTGACGGGATCGACATCGGTAGGCACGGGCAACGCCATCATTGGATCGGCTTCGGCAAGCGCATCAGGTGGAACGCCACCGTACACATACAATATTTCGTATGTCTCGGGGGCCGCGTTTACCATTTCCACACCTACCAGCCCAACAACGGCATTCCGCCGCCTTGCCAACCCACCGGCCGGGACGGTGAGCGGCGTTTATAGTGTTGTCGCCACTGACGCTGCTGGAGCCACGGGAAGCAAGAGCTTCACGGTAACGGACAACAGAATGTAATCAATCCATGAGAATCACTGGCGGAGGCGTTCGCGGTGATTTAAAAATCTGCACATATGTTGCACATGGTACGCCTCAAAGCCCCATCTTAAGCCAATTTGCGATTCCCAGTCCGGGCACCATCTGAGGGTTCCAAAGGCGTTTTGACCCGTTGCGCAGCAACGCTTGAGAATTCTCGGGCGCAAGTCAGCGCATGACAGGGGATAAGTCGACATGGTGGGGAACGATACCGAGGTACTGGACGCATTCTTGGCTAACCCCTCGGATGAGCTGGTGGTGTTCCAGCAAAAAGTGCCGGGTGTGGATGACGAGAACGGGGAGGGGGCTCTCGACGCCATACTGATGGAACACAAGGCTCGCTTCGCCAGCTGGCGCGAACTGTGCGAGTCGAAGTTAGGGACGCCCGACGCGACGCACAAGACGCGTGGGGAGTGGGTATGGGAGCTTCATCCCGATGCCGGTGCACTAAGCGCCTGGGAGCGCGGTGACCGCTTCCTGTTCGTTGCGTCGTGCCAGGCCGGCCGCGACACACCACTTCAGATTGTTCTTGGGTTTCGTGAGCCTATGGACCCCGACGAGCGCATGGAGCTGGAATAA